GGAGTTGAAATTCCTAATACTGTTTACACTCCAGCAGGAGCCGATGCTTTCAAAAAAATGAAGCGTTGGTTTGAAGGGGAAGATTTTCAACCTCAAGCGGGGGATATTGTTTATTTTGATTTCCCTTCAGATGGAGTTGATAGAATTAGCCATGTTGGGATTGTTGTAAAAGATAATCTTGACGGCACAGTTACCTGCATTGAAGGAAATACAAGTTCAGATAAAAAAGGCGACCAACGCAACGGCGGAGAAGTTTGCCTCAAAATCAGAGCCTTCAAAAAGAAGAACAGAAATAAATTTAAGCCTAATCTCCCAGTTGCCATCGTTGGCTTTGGGCGCCCTAAGTTTACGGGGGCATAAGAATGAGCGAAGAAGTGAAGCCAAGTTTAGGAGAGATTATGCGTCGGCTTGATGACCTGACTATGGAAGTCAAGCAGATGAATCTAAATGTTAGCCAAACCTATCTTCGCAAAGATGTTTACGAATCCGATTCAGAGCGAATCTCTCAAGCCATGGAACACATAACTGACAGGCTTGAAAAAATGGAGTCTCGCTCTGAGTGGGTAGTTCGAACAGTCGGTGGTCTCATGATTGCCACGATTGTCGGTGCCTCCGTGTATGTTGGACAAATAATCGGGTTCTGAGGTACTTGACAGACTAAACTAGGGTTTAGTATCCTCTCCCCAAACGAGAGGAGTCCACATGGACAACGCATTAGAAGTTACACCAATCGATGATTTTGAAATTATCGAAGAGCCAGCCCGTGAACCATTCAAAGTTGATGATGATTCCAAGGCAGATTGGGCAATGCGAAAACTTGCCTCAATTCGGCGCAAACAAGCAGAGAACAAAGACATCTTTGACCGAGAAGTTAAAAGGGTCATGGAATGGCTTGAGAAGGTCAATACAGCCCTTGAGAGAGACGCTGAGTGGTTTGAGTCCAACCTACGCCCATACGCCCTTCAGGAGCGCTCTAAAGACCGTAAAAGCATAGTTCTGCCCCACGGCACAATCAAAACTGTCGCAGGTCGGGTCAAGTTCGATATTGAGGATGAATCTAAGTTAATCGAATGGGCTGAAAAGAACGCCCCTGAATTAGTCCGAGTTAAAAAAGAAGTTGATAAAAAAGTGCTAGGTGCTTTGAATCAATCTGAAGATAAGGTAATATCAACCCAAGGTGAAATTATTCCAGCAGTAAAAGTTATACCTGCTGAGACTTCAGTTTCATTTGTAATAGCCGAGTAGAGAGAGGCAATATGGAAAACAAATTACCAATCGCTCAAGCATTGAGCGAAGTAATGAAGGCAGTTGGCGGTATCGCTAAGAAGGATAAAAACACATCTCAAGGATTTAATTTCCGTGGGATTGATTCAGTAGTTAATGCAGTCTCACCAGCCTTACAAAAGTTTGGTGTGGTTGTAGTTCCATCAGTTGAGGAGTACGAATATCACACAGTTGAGATAGGACGGAATCGCACGGCTATGGGACATGTCAAAGTCAAAGTTAGTTATACATTCATCGGTGCAAACGGTGATGCAATCAAAGCAACAGTTGTTGGAGAAGCGATGGATTCAGGCGATAAGGCAACAGCCAAAGCCATGTCAGTTGCTTTCCGTACAGCCCTACTTCAATCATTGGCACTACCAACCGATGAGGTAGACCCTGATGCTCAGTCCTATGAACGCTCTTCCTCTGATGATGTTATGGCGCCTTCAGCGGTCTTAACAAAAATTCATCAAGCGACTGACTTGGAATCATTGGCATCAGTAGGTCAGTACATAACAGCCAACAAAGAAAAATACAACGCCGAACTTTTAGAGCAGTTCCGTCTTAAGTTCCGTGAGCAACAGATAAAAATTAACCCACCAAAATTGGAAGAGGAATCCGATGAAGTCAAAGTCGAAGGAGTTACTGTTTCATCCTGAACTTCCATACGCAGGGACTTCGGGACATAGCGGGACAGATACATCTAGGGAGCGAGCGCTAAGTGCAGACAGGTCAGGTAAGACTGCTTTGCGTCAAGCGCAAGCCTTGAACCTTTTATCTCAAAGAGAATTGGTTGGGCTTACTTGGAAAGAGTTATCTGAGATAACTGGACTTCACCACGGAACCGCTTCGGGTGTATTGTCCGTCCTCCATAAATCAGGACGCATTGCCCGTCTCAAAGAGACTCGTAATGGTTGCAAGGTTTATGTAGATGTTTCTTGTATCGAAGGTCGATTAGTTGAAAGACAAGGGCGAAAGAAAAATTGCCCTCATTGTGGAGGAGATTTGTGAGCATCAGATGGATTACTAAAGTTTGGGCAGATTCGCCTTATGACGGAACCAAACTTTTAATTCATCTTGCGCTCGCAGATATTTCTCATGATGACGGAAGATTCTTTGCCTCTCAGTCAAACCTTGCTTCCAAGGGTAGATGCTCGGTTGAGTATGTTCGAAAGGTCATCAACGAGATGATTGCCGACGGTCACCTGAAGATTATTACCAAGGGTAACTCTCGAGGCAATGCAACTGTCTACCAGTTGTTATGGAAGAAACTCCCCAACTCAGTAGGGGACGAACAAAGTTTAGGAGGGGTAGAACTCCCCAACTCAGATACCCTCAACTCCCCAACTTTGGAGGTTCAACTCCCCAACTCCACTCCGTACCACCCGTCCTATACATCCGTCCTATCTACAACGAAGAGTGACGAAACTGCTATCGCAGTTGTCGCACTCTCTGAAGCAGTAGCAAGAAAATGGTGGGAGAAGCAAAGAGTAAAACCATTGGGTAAAAGTGCTTGGCACTCTTTACTAGCAATCTGCCAAGCGGCAGAGAAGCGAGGCTATACAGCCGAACAAATTGAACAGGCGTTAGATTACATAGGCACAGTTCCATCTATGAGACAGATGGACTTAGTTCTGAGGGGAGTAGGTGTTAAAACAAAACATGAACAATCAGCAATTAGAGCCATCGAGTTATCAGAAAAACTCCGCAATGAGTCTATCTGACATAGCAGTTCTTGTCGGATTCATAGGTATCTACGATTTAAGAATTCAAGTAGATGAGTTAAAGGTTCGTGCTTGGGCAGAATCTTTTGATTCAGATTTACCATTACAGGAAGCAAAGCGAATTGTTTCTTGGCATTATGCAAACTTTGACACGGCTATCCAACCATCACACATAAACAAAGAGTGGCGTCGTAGGATGTCTGATGAAAGAGAAAGAGAAAAAAGCCGTCTATTAAGTTTAGAGTTCGAGGAACGAGAAAAACAAAAAGCATCTCCCGAAGTTATTGCTAAATGGAAAAAAGAGTTTCGGGAGTACATGGAAAGAAACAGGGTGACAGATGCTCCGTTGGAAACAGATAGCGGGACGATGGCACCTGACGCATGAAGATGTTTCGATTTGTCGATTGGTTTTACAGATGGAGATTCAAACGACGGCAAAAGTATGCCCTGCTTGCTTGGACGCCCTCGCAGACGAGAGACTCCAATGGCAAACCCTAAACTTAAAGTTGATGATGAGACTCGATTCCTAGTTCTCGCTAGAGCCTTTTACAAATGTGAAAGATGTGGCAGAGATTTTTTAGGTTACCCAGTCTCAGTCCATCATCGGCGCCCGAGAATGATGGGCGGAAGTAAAAACCAAGAACTCCATAAATCAGCGAATCTTATTGTTTTATGCGGTACTGGAACTTCAGGTTGTCACGGTTGGGTTGAGTCTAATCGTGATAAGGCTAGGGAGTTAGGTTACCTAATTCAAAAGGTTGAGTCGGCTGAAGAGATACCTTTTCAGGATAACAACGGGCTTTGGTGGTACTTGGATAATTTTGGTGGAAAGAGACAACTTGACATTGCTTAACCTGTACCTCACCTTTAAGTCATGGATTGCCTATGTTATGCGGACGACGCTGAACAACTCATCTATCGACTTGAGTTGGCTCAACGCCCATGGACGACAAATGCAGAGCGCTCAGGCAATCGATGGGAAAGAGCGAAACTTACAAAAGAGTGGCGCTCGGCTTTTCAACTACTGGCTAAATATGAGAAGATACCCCCTATGGCGTGGATTAGCGTCACCGTTGAACCTCACCAAAAAGGCGGGAGGCTTCAAGATGTAGGTGCATGTAATCCAGCAGTCAAAGCGGCTATCGATGGAATTGTTGATGCAGGAGTTCTTCCTGATGACTCTTCAAAATTTCTTCGTTCGTTAATTTTTCTGCCACCACAGAACGACAGAAATTCTTTAGTGCTTTACATTCGAGGAGCGAGGAAAGAGAGGAAAGTATGAACTGGAGTTTAATATGGACAGTAGTTGGTTTAGCCATTGCCAGTTTTTTTATTTTGCCGATTTACATTGGTTACATAATTGCTTACAAAAAAGCAATGCTAAAAATTGAATTGGAGTTCGTTGCAACAGCGAATCAGATTCACAAAAAAGTAAAGTTTGATGATGCAGTCGAACGCCTGTTCGAAGAAGGAGAAGCGATATGAGTACAGTAATGGAAGCAACGGAGTTAGACGGTAAAGGACTAGATGAGGTCAAACTTCTAACAGATGCGATTCGTACCCACCAGTCGCAGATTCAAGACTTAGGTAAAAGACGCAAGCAGTTGATTCTTAGATTACGAAAACAAAGAATCACTTACCGAGAGATTGCTGAAGCCATGGGTGTATCAGAGCAGTTAATTTACAAAATTATCCGCAATGATATTGAAAGAGTTCCTGAGTACGACAACGAAGGAAACTTAATTCGTAGACGAGGACGACCAGCGAAACAATTAGCCTAATGAAGTTCATAGAACTTTTTGCAGGTATTGGAGCCTTTCGACTTGGACTTGAAAGAACAGGTCATGAGTGCGTTTGGGCTAACGAATGGTTAGAGAGACCTAGGAGTATTTATGCAAGAAACTTCGGACACCAACCTGACGGACGAGATATTAGAAATGTTTCCGCTGGAGACATTCCTGATGCCGACCTCCTCGTTGGCGGATTCCCTTGTGCGACTTTTTCAGTTGCAGGAAAGCGAACTGGATTCTCCTTGGATGACACCCGAGGGACACTCGCTTTTGAAATGTTTAGACTCGCTCACGAAAAATCA